TCTTTATATGGCAACACTAAAGCCGGTGGCCTTTCTCAGTATGATGGTCTTGATTACTGGACTCGTATGGGTTTTACGTCAGGATCGGTAGCATTTGACCCATCAAAAGAAACCATGAGAATGGTGTTTGATTGGATTAAAGAAAATCATACACGAAAATACTTTGAGTGGTGGGAAGCCAAGAAAGATTCTGGTTTACCATACAAACGTGACCATAAAAACCGTTCACTTCATTTTGCCTATGGTAAACTAAAAATACCAAAGAACTTAATCCGTTGTGAACATGCTAGAGGTATCTACTTTTCTCCTTTGTATAACAACACATGTGAATACTTGAGAAAAGAAATAGGAGATGACCAGTTGGTTAAATCCTTTGACACGAGCGAGGAAGCTTTGACAAACATTTGGAAAACCAAGTTTGCCAAACCGAGAATAAGACAATTACAAAAGAAAAACAAGGTTTCAACCGAAACTCTTTTTTATGATAATCTAATTTATATGAGTTGGGACGAATGTAGAGATTATTACCTGTCACAAGTCGGACGATAACATTTTATTCAATTGCCTTTTGGATATACCCAATTTATTCATAGCTTGTTTTTTATAGTCATAAGAAATACCATTTACTATTATGGGAATTGCTTTTGGATGATTTTTACCAGACATTTTCATAAGAGTATCTGGTTTTCTCATGGGATTATTGTCACCCAACATATCATTTCTTGGTTTGCCAATTTTATTTTTAGAAATATTTTCACACCATTGTTTTGAATGTTTTTTACCACGAACTTTACTTACTCTTTTCTCAATTTGTTCTGCTGTATGTTTGAAACCCAATATACCATCACCACCTAATGTGGAATTGTAACCATTGTAAAAAGAATTGTATTGTTGTATAAAATAATTTTCCATGACCATCAAAGTGTGTGTTCCATCTAAAGATTGATACACAACATCCGACTCAAAATTATCCCATCCGTATTTTTTTATGGCATTATAAAATTTTGAATTTACTTTTTCGTGTTTTGATTTGTGATATCTTTTTCGGTTTGGCCAATTAGAATCAAAACCTATGTAAACTTTACCATTTACTTTATTGACAAATTTGTAGATTGTATATATAATCATAGCTGATACGGTTCTTTCGTGTTAGAGTGGATGCGGAGGTCGAAGTCTGGTGATCCACACCTATTTATCCATCAGAGTATTCTGGTAGATAATCAAGTGTACCACGAAAACGCTTGACAAGTGTACTATATAATTGTATAATACACTCACTCGCAACCCAAAGCGAGATTTTTTGAAACTTTTTTATTATTAGGAGTCCTTATGACAACATCAGCTAAATCTAAAATCCTTTCTTACTTGAGCAAGAAAGACGGTTACAACACATTGACCGTTGCACAAGCACGTGCTCGCTTCGGTATTCAAAACGTGTCAGCACGTATTGAAGAACTTCGTAAAGAAGGTCATGTAATTTACACCAACACCAAAACTCGTGGTGATGGTTCTAAAGTTGCTTCTTACCGCCTTGGTACTCCAACTAAGGCAATGGTTCGTACAGCAATGGCTGCTGGTTTTAGTTACACCGCCTAATCTATTGGCGAACCTTGCAAGGAGTTCATCGAAAGGTGACTCCTTTTTTTTATTTTATTATGGAGTTTAGATGGAAATTTCAATCAAAAAAGAAGACCTACAAACAAAAAGTATTTTTGTAGCCACTCCAATGTACGGTGGTATGAACCACGGTCTCTATGCAAAGGCCTGTCTAGACTTACAAGCCATTTGTATTCAATATGGTGTGAACATCAAGTTCTCTTTCTTATTCAATGAATCTCTTATTACAAGAGCACGTAATTATCTCGTAGATGAATTTATCAATCGTTCTGAATGTACTCATCTATTGTTTTTGGATTCTGATATTCACTTTGATCCAAGAGATGTGATTGCTTTGTTGGCACTTGATAAAGATGTTATTGGTGGTCCTTATCCTAAGAAAGCCATCAAGTGGCGTTCTGTTAAGAAAGCTCTTGAAAAGAATCCATCCATGGAAGCACAAGACTTGGAAAAAGTTACTGGTGACTATGTGTTCAATCCTGTTAAAGGCACAGCACAGTTTACAGTTACAGAACCTTTAGAAGTTATGGAAATTGGTACTGGTTATATGATGGTTAAACGTGAAGTGTTTGCCAAAATGGAAGCAGCATACCCAATGATTCGTTACAAGCCAGACCACGTTGGCCAAGCCAACTTTGATGGTTCACGTTACATTCATGCTTTCTTTGATACAGTTATTGATAGCGTAGACTCTATCACTGGTGGTGGTTCTGACCGTTACTTGAGTGAAGATTATATGTTCTGTCAAATGTTCCGTAAAATTGGTGGACAAATTTACTTGTGTCCATGGATGAGAACAGACCACATCGGTACATATCACTTCAAGGGAGATATGCCTGCTGTAGCTAACTTTGTCGGAGAAATGTAATGGCCAATGAGACTCTTATGAAATCGATTGATAATTATCAAACAGATATTGTAAAAGCTTCTCAAACTGCCACAACAGGTGGCCGAAAATTTGATGGTGACAAACTAGAATATGGTTTGTTGCCACCATTAGCTCTCAAGGCTACGGTGGAAATTCTGACATTTGGTGCTCAGAAGTATGAGAGAGACAATTGGAAAAAAGTTCCCGATTCTAAGCGTAGGTACTTTGATGCACTTCAAAGACACCTGTGGGCTTGGAAAGAAGGTGAACAAAATGATGCAGAAACTGGTAAGAATCACCTGGCCCACGCCATGTGCTGCTTGATGTTTTTGTATGAACATGATATAATGTATTCTTTAAATGATGGAGATGTGAATGAAACTAGCAAATGATACTCTAAGTGTATTGAAGAACTTTTCTACCATTAATGGTAACCTAGAGTTCAAAGCAGGTAAAGAAATCAAAACAATTTCTTCTACCAAAACCGTGATGGCAAAAGCCACACTAACCGATGAATTTCCACAGGACTTCTGTGTGTATGATTTGAATCAATTCTTGTCAGTTTATTCCTTACAAAAAGATTCTGATATTGACTTTGATGATAAGAATGTTATCTTCAAGAGTGGTCGTTCCAAAATCAAGTATCGTAAGGCGGAAAGAAACAGCATTGTTACAGCACCAGATAAAGAGTTGGTGTTACCATCTGTTGAAGTGACATTCACATTATCGGAATCTGATTTGGCTGATTTGTTAAAGAGTGCTTCTGTTCTACAAACACAACACATCATTGTAGAATCTGACGGTGAAAAAGTATATGTAACAACATGTACTATTCTTTCAAATGGTCAACGTTCCGAGAACTTGAATTCTATTGAAGTTGGTGACGGCAACGGAAACAAATACGAAGCAGTCTTCCTGACAGAAAACTTTAAGATGATTCCCGGTTCTTATGATATCGAGATTTCATCCAAAGGCATGGCATCATTCAAAAATACTAAGCAACCAATTCAATATTGGATTGCCATTGAAGCTAAACACTCTACGTTTGCTTAATTTGATTTTTTATATTATGGAGTATTTGAATGGACCAACATATTTTGTGGGTAGAGAAGTATCGCCCAGCTAAAGTTGAAGATTGTATTTTGCCTGATGCAATCAAGAAGACATTTCAGGAATATGTAAACAGAAAAGAAATACCAAACCTGCTGCTCTCCGGATCAGCAGGTGTTGGTAAGACTACAATTGCCAAAGCTTTGTGTGAAGAAGTTGGTTGTGATTACCTAGTTATCAATGGTTCTGATGAGAATGGTGTTGACACTATTAGTAATAAAATCAAGAGCTATGCTTCTTCCATGTCACTTATGGGTGGCAGAAAAGTTGTTATCATTGATGAGGCTGATTATCTATCTGCAGCTGCTCAGGCTATATTACGTGGATCAATTGAAGAATTTTCTGGTAATTGTTCTTTAATATTCACCTGTAATTTTAAAAATCGTATCATTGATCCGATTCACTCAAGATGTACTGTCGTTGACTTCAAAATCAATGGATCCAAAGCCAAGATGGCATCTCAATTCTTTAAACGTGTTGAATGGATCCTAGAACAAGAAGGAGTGACCTATGATAAACCAGTGGTTGCGGAAATTATTACTAAGTATTTCCCTGATAATCGCCGTATTCTTAACGAGCTTCAGCGGTATAGTGTTAGTGGTTCAATTGATAAAGGTATTCTTGCATCAGTTTCCGATGTGCAGCTTACTGAGTTAATTAACTCACTAAAGGCAAAAGACTTTGCTGGTGCTCGCAAATGGGTCACCAATAATCTGGATAATGATCCGGTTCGTGTATTCCGAACAATGTATGACAAACTATATGAGGTGTTGAAACCCAATTCAGTACCTCAAATGGTTCTCATTCTTGCCAAGTACCAATATCAGGCAGCTTTTGCCGCTGACCATGAGATTAATCTGATGGCATGTCTCACAGAAATTATGGTGGATTGTGAGTTCAAATGAGTCCATTCGATTATGTAGACCTAATTCTACACAAAAAGAAACAAGACGATGACTTTGATATAGGTGCTTATGCACCTTTTCTAGTCAACCGGTCTTTGTCCTATCACATGGATTGTATTCTTTATGTTAGTGAGATGAACATCAAAGCTAACATCGATAAGGACATGCAATACCAGTATCTTCTAAATAGTATCAGGCCGATGAAACGGAAATTCGAACCGTGGCAGAAATCATCGGTTGATAAGAATATTGAATGTGTTAAAGAGTTTTTTGGTTATTCCAACCAGAAGGCCAAAGATGCGTTAAGTATTTTGACCGATGAACAAATCGCTGAAATAAAAATAAAAATAGATAAAGGCGGAGTGAAGAAGTTATGATAGAAATAAAAGATTTGGTTGAAATCACCTTGAATCAGGAAGATGATTTTCTCAAGGTAAGAGAAACACTTACCAGAATTGGCGTAGCCTCAAAGAAAGATAGAACACTCTTTCAGTCATGCCATATCCTACAC